TATAATATACCTTTCTAGTTAACGTTATAAAGGAGTAATAATGAGATATTACAAACACAATATTGGTGATTTTTTAGCCGATACATATTATCTTTCTAATGAAAGATTAGCAGTATATACAAAGCTTGTATGGGAGTATTATTTACAAGAGAAACCAATAGCAATTAATGATTATCAGGAAAAGTCTTATGAGTTAAAAACAGACCCAGAAACACTAGACTATGTTTTAAATAAATACTTTTACATAGATAATGAAGAGCATGATTTTGAGCTATATAGGCATAAACGTATAGATTCTGAGTTAGTTAAAATGAACTCAACCAATCAAAAGAAATCTGATGGTGCGCAAAGTAGATGGAACAATGACACTGTAATAAATGGCTTTGACAAATTTTGGGAAGCATATCCTAACAAGAAAGATAAGCAAAAAGCAATGAAAGCTTGGGCAAAGCATCAGCCTGATATTGTTAATGTGTTAAAAGCTTTGGTAACACAAAAAGGCTCAGACCAGTGGAAAAAAGATAATGGTCAATATATACCGCTACCAACAACATGGTTAAATGGAGCAAGATGGGAAGATGAGGTAGTAGGTAAAAAAGTTAATTCATCTTACGATAACTTAAAATAGGAGAAACTATGGAAAAGATACAGATACAAGGTAAAGATTACATTACAGTAAACGAAAGGATTAAAGAGTTTAGGAAGCAACATCCACAAGGACAGATACTCAACCAAGTTATGGCTAACGCTGATGGTCAGGTTATGTTTCAATGTAAGGTTATTGTAGATGGTGTGCTAGTAGCAACTGCACATGCCTATGAAAAAGAAGGCTCAAGCTTTATTAACAAAACTAGCTACATAGAGAATTGCGAAACATCAGCAGTTGGTCGTGCTTTAGGTATGTATGGTATAGGAATTGATACAAGCCTAGCTTCAGCAGATGAAGTAGCTAATGCAGTTAAACAACAGGCTAGCACTAAGGATTCTCACGAAGAGGGGGTATTTGACCTATGACCTCAATAAACATAGGAACTATAAGGCCTGAAGTTGAAGTAATCCAAGGTAGCCCGGAATGGTTTGCAGTTCGTATGGGTAAGATTACTGCATCTAGGTTAGGCGATATAATGCGCAAGACCAAGTGGGGTGAATCTACTTACAAAGCAAAGGTTAGATTAGAGCTTGCTATAGAAAGAATTACAGGTAAGTCAGCATCTAGTATTACAATGAATCAGGCAATGCGAGATGGACAAGAAAGGGAACCAGCGGCTCGTAAGTTATTTGAAGCTATTACAGGTAAGGAAGTTGCAGAGGTAGGAAGCTTTGATCACCCTACAATAGCTAATACATCAGCAAGCCCTGATGGATTGATTAGAGGTGAGGATGCGGTATTAGAGCTAAAATGCCCTACACATGCTACACACGCTAAAAACCTTATGTCTGACAAGATGCCTAAAAACTATGTGTATCAAGTACAGTGGCAAATTGCTTGTACGGAAAGTGACTATGGATACTTTGCAAGTTATCATCCTGACTTTCCAAAAGATTTACGTTTAAAACACGTAAAAGTCGAAAGAGACGACGAAGTAATAAAATCTCTTGAAGAAGAAGTAAGAGCCTTTGATATTAGTATCGAAGATTTAATTATTAAAATCCAAAATGGAGGAAACAAAGATGGCTGATTACGATAACACAAATTCTTTTGCAATGTTCAAGAATGATAAACAAGGGGTAGAAAATAGACCTGATTACTCTGGAACAGTAACACTAGAAGGGGGTAAAGAAATGCGCATGGCAGCTTGGGTTCGTGAAGCAAAGTCAGGTGTAAAGTATTTATCAGGACAATTATCTGAACCACAGCCTAAAGCTGATGTAGCAAATGCATCAGTTGAAGGCGCAGACGTACCATTCTAATAGAGGAGGTCTTAGCTAGATTTGATGGTGTAAGGGAAACGGGCAAGGGTCAACACTCTTGCCAGTGTCCGGCACACGAAGATAAGAGTGCATCACTAGGTATTAAGCAAGGAGATGGAGATAGAATACTTCTAAATTGCTTTGCTGGTTGTGATGTTAAATCAATATTAGATTCAGCTGGTTTAGACTGGAAAGATATACTGCCTGACAATAAGTTATATCAAGCAGAGAAACATAGCTTTAATCCTTTTGCAGTGTTAAAGATGATTAGAGACGAGGTTCTTATTATTGGATTATCAAGCGCACAAATTAGAGCTGGTAAACCACTTAATGATAAAGACCATGACAGATTGCTAAAGGCTGTCGGAAATGTTAGAGACGCTTATAGTAAAACAAAATAGGAGGAGATATGGTTACACAAACGTTACAAGATATATTAGTAACCGATAAAGAAATTTCAGGTTACATGAGTAAGAGGGATAATCAGGAACATCTAAAGATTAAGAACCCTTCTGAGTATATAGAGGATGTAAAGGAATACTTTAATGAGGACTTAACTGGTGGATTAGCTTTACCATTTCACAAGACTCATACAGATTTTAGAATAAGAGAAGGTGAGGTATCATTAGTCACTGGTTATTCAGGTCATGGTAAGTCAGCATGGCTTAACTATGTAATATTACACTTGCTGCAACAGCAACGCAGTATGATTTGTAGCTTCGAGATGCTACCCAAGCAAACATTGGGAAGAATGTGTCAACAGACGGGAGAAGCTATGCCTAACGATGAATACATTAAAGACTTTGTAAATAAGCTAGAGAAAAGACTATACATGTATGACCCTGAGGGAGAGACATCAGCGAAAAAGGTGCTTGAAGTTATTTATTACGCTTCAGAGAAATTAGGCGTGAAGCTATTTTGCGTAGACAGTTTGATGAAGTGTGGTGTAGCTTCAGAAGACTATGCTAGACAGAAAGAGTTTATTAATAGCTTATGTGTTGCTGCTAGAGACTTAGGAATACATATATTCTTGGTTGCCCACAGTAGGAAGACAGCATCAGAAGATGATGGCAGTAGTAAGTTTGATGTATCAGGAAGCTCAGATATAACTAACTTAGTAGACAATGTATTATCAGTTCATAGAAACAAGAAGCGTGAGAGAGAGATGGCTGAGGGTGGTATTGACGAAAAAGTTATGCAACAGGCACCTTGTGCAGTTTACTTACTTAAGCAGCGTCATGGACAAGGAACTGAAACTAAGTGGGGATTCGGATACAAACCTAAAACGTTTGAATATACGGAGACATGGTAATGATGATTAAAGACTTTATTAAGGAAATAAAGGAGACATTTGGAGATGGCGTAGAGTTTAAAGCGACATCTAAAGAAGGTAAAATTTTTAGGAGCAAAGGTTATGAAAAGGTACAAAGTGACATCAGAAGAGGAGTTGGAGAACGTAAGAAGGCAGATTGGTGAGCTAGACTTAACCAAAGCTTGGGAAGTAGAAGTAAAGCCTTTTGCTTTTAACAGAAGCACTGAGCAGAATAAAATGTACTGGGCGCTTATAGCTGAACTTGGTAATTATCTTGGTTATGATGAAGGTGAGATGCATGAGTTGCTTAAATATAAATTTTTAGGATATAAAACTGAGATATTGGGGGAAGAAATTCCAATTATCCCATCTACATCTAAGCTAACGATTAAAGAGTTTGTAGAGTACCTGTCTAAAGTAGAACGTTTTGCAGTAGATTTAGGGTTTAAATTAGACTTAACACAATATGGATATTAAGGAGAAAATATGCAATATAAAAAGGTAATGGTAATTGGTGATATGCACATGCCGTATCATCACAAAGATTCTATTAAGTTTCTTAAAGCATTAAAGAAACACTACAAAGGATTTGATTTGGTAGTTAACATAGGAGATGAAATTGATTGTCATGCTATTAGTTTTCATAGCTCAGACCCAGACCTACCAAGCGCTGGTGATGAATTAAAGTTAGCTAAAAAGAGCGTTAAAGAGCTAGAAGGTGTATTTCCTAAGATGAAGCTTGTAGATTCTAACCATTCTAGTTTAGTGTTTAGAAAAGCATTACATCATGGTTTACCTAAAGGATTCTTGAAATCTTATAATGACTTTTTAGAGGTAGGTGATGGTTGGGAGTGGCTTCCAGATTTAACCATTGATCTTAACGATGGCTCTAGGTGTTTCTTTACACATGGGATGTCGGCCAATGTATTGCAGATAGCTCAGAAGTATGGCATGCACACAGTACAAGGACACTACCATAGTAAGGCTAGTATTCAATACTTTAGTAACCCTGATAAATTAGTATGGGGTGCACAGACTGGATGTTTAACTAACCAAGACTCATTAGCGTTCTCATACAGTCGCAACTTTAAAGACAGATTTATTATGTCTTCATTAGTTATTGTAGACGGTCAACCTAGAATACATCCTATGGTAATTAAAGGGGGTAAATGGATTGGGAAAATTGTGTAATGGCAACTAAAGCAGAAAAAGCTTATATGAACAAAATGTCTGAGTTTGGATGTTGTGTGTGTCGCTGGTATTGTGAGGAGATAGATGCTCCTCCAGCCACCATACACCACATTAGGCATCATACAGGTATGGGTAGAAAGGATGAGAAAATGATACCTTTGTGTCCATACCATCACCAGGGAAAAATGGGGATTCATACTATTGGCAAACAGACCTGGGAAGAACGCTACGGAACTCAAGTAGAACTTTATAACAGATTACAGGAGGAATTATGAACATGATAAACAAAGTAGATTACCAATATAATGAAGGAGATGCGTTAAATGAGCAAGTAGGTGGCGACCATTATAGTAAGTTAGCTATCCAACCTGTTGAATACATAACTAAGAACAAACTTACTTATCTCCAAGGCAATGTTATTAAATACATTACTAGATACAAGGACAAAGGTAAGCCGTTAGAAGACTTACAAAAAGCAAAGCATTACATTGATATGTTAATTGAACTAGAGGAAAAATAATGGCTTATAGCAAACAGGTGTTAGATCATTACGAGAACCCAAGAAACGTAGGAAGCTTAGATAAAGCTGACCCTAACGTAGGTACAGGCTTAGTTGGCGCACCCGCTTGTGGAGATGTGATGAAGTTGCAAATTCAAGTGTCTAAAGATGTTATTGTAGATGCTAAGTTTAAGACTTATGGCTGCGGTAGTGCTATTGCATCATCATCATTAGTAACAGAAATGTTGAAGGGCAAAACATTAGATGAGGCTCAAAACATTAAGAATACAACTATTGTTGAAGAGTTAGCATTACCACCAGTTAAGATTCATTGTTCTGTGTTAGCAGAAGATGCTATCAAGGGAGCAATTAAAAATTTACAGGATAAGCAAAATGAAACTAAGTGATAGTGCAGTAACTAAGATTAAAGAATTATTACTTGACGAAGACAATCCTGATTTAAAGCTAAGAGCTTATGTTCAAGGTGGTGGCTGTTCAGGTATGCAATATGGGTTTACTTTTGATGATAAGGTTAACGATGATGATACTAAAATAGAAAAAGATGGTATCATGTTACTTGTTGACCCAATGAGTCTTCAGTATTTAAATGATTCAGAAGTAGATTACAAAGATGGGTTGCAAGGCTCAGGATTTCAAATAAGTAATCCAAGTGCTAAAGCAACTTGTGGTTGTGGTAGTAGTTTTGCAGTTTAACTAAAGGGGGAATTAAATTATGATGATGATATTGGCAGTAGTGATATGGGCATGGTTAGTATTCTATGTGCTATTTGAAGGAACAGCAGTCGCTAAAGATGCGATAGTTCGTAAGGTTAAAAACAGGAGGAAAAACAAATGAGTTACTTAGGTTATAAAAACATCGCATATAGAAAACACATGAGAGAAAGAAGAAGGGTTGAGGTGTGGAAAGCAGAGCAAAAAGAAAAGAAAAGAAAGTGGAGGGAGTGGAAAAATATAACTACAACAACTATAATACAGCTTGTAGTGGTAGCACTTATCATAGTGTTTTATGGTGTGTTTGCTATGGGTGTTATGGCTAAAGATACAATCAAGGTGGGTGAAGGCCCATTCGTTATGGCAGTTAGTTATACACAATCGTATGATGATTTAGAATATGTTGCTAACTTTATGACATGTGATGAAGCAGAGAAGTACTTCTATAAGAACTGTACTTCAGCGCCAATCATGATGTGTCAATTAGAAGATAAGTTATATATGCCAGTTAGTCATGAAACAAGAAATACCTTTAGTAAGTTTGACTTCGAAGTAGATGATTCACAATCATGTGGCTTTGTTAAAACTCAAAAAGGTTATAACACATTTATAGAGGAGAATTAAAATGGAAAGAGATGTAAATCCACCGGAACCTAAAGAAAGCTATGAGCCAGACGTAGATTCTATTAACGATGAAATATGGCTACTTGAAAAAGAAGATGATTATGGTAATAAACTGCCACACAGGGTTGATCCTAAGAAGCCTAAGAAAAACGATCCTGATAGGTTTGTTGATGACTCAGGAGATGCGTAATGGCTAAAACATCTCCCACCCAGCGCACACTTAAAAGAATGAGAGACTCTGGTGATTATAAGTTAGTTCAGATTGTTGAGAAGTGGAACAGTTGGGCTAGGATTAGACAAGACCTTTGGAACTTTGACATACTAGGTATATCTATCACAGGAGAGACTCATGCAATACAAGTAACTAGTTATAGTAATATGAACGCTAGGATAAAGAAAATTACTGATGCCGATGCTACTCCACATCTAAGAGATGCTGATTGGGTATTGTTGGTGGAAGGATGGAAAAAAGAAAAGAATGGCAGGTACAAATCGTACATAGCCGATTTATCATAAACTAAACGAAGGAGATTTTTTTGGACAATTATCAGAAGTTCATTCACACTTCAAGGTACGCACGTTACATACCTGAATTAAAAAGAAGAGAAACATGGTCGGAGACTTGCACAAGACTAACTGACTTCATTAAGAAACACCAGCCTAAGCTAGGTAAAGACATTGCAAAGATACATGATGCAGTACTAAACCTAGAAGTAATGCCATCTATGAGATTACTTATGACTGCTGGTGAAGCTTGTGAAAGAGATAACATTGCAGCATACAACTGTAGTTACTTAGCTATTAATAATAAGAGAGCCTTCAGTGAATGTCTATACATTTTGATGAATGGTACAGGAGTAGGCTTTAGTTGTGAAAGACAAGAGATTGACAAACTACCAAGTATCCCGGAGAGTATTAATCCTTGTGATGATACTATTGTTGTTGGCGACAGCAAACTTGGGTGGGCGAAGGCGTTTAAGAAACTATTATCTAGTCTATGGGAAGGTGACATACCAACCATCGATTACTCTCGTGTTAGGCCATCAGGTGCAAGGTTAAAGACTTTTGGTGGTAGAGCATCAGGACATGAACCATTAAAAAGATTGTTTGAGTTTGTTACTGAGTCATTCATTAATGCTAGGGGGCGTAAGCTTACATCGTTAGAGGTGCATGATATAACTTGTATGATTGGTGAAATAGTTGTAGTAGGTGGCGTAAGAAGATCAGCTCTTATATCATTATCTAATCTTACTGATAAACGTATGAGAGAATGTAAATCTGGCGCTTGGTATAATGACAATCCACACAGAGGATTAGCTAACAACTCTGTAGCTTATACAGAGAAGCCTGACATGGAAGTATTTATGGAAGAATGGTTGTCGTTAGTTAAGTCTAAGTCTGGTGAGAGAGGTATCTTTAACAGGGTTGCATCACAGAAACAAGCAGCTAAACAAGGAAGAGACCCTAGCCTAAGCTATGGGACAAATCCATGCAGCGAGATAATTTTACGTGATAAGCAATTTTGCAACCTGACAGAGGTAGTAGTGAGGGCAGATGACACAAAAGAAACATTACTAGAGAAGGTAAGGTTAGCAACAATACTAGGTACTTTTCAATCTACTTTATCTAAGTTTCAATTCTTATCTGCTGAATGGGTTAAGAACACAACTGAGGAACGATTGTTAGGTGTTTCATTAACGGGCATTATGGATAGCAAGATGATGGCAAATCCTGATCCTACATTTTTAGAGGAATTAAGAGATGAAGCCACTAAGGTCAATAAGAAGTACGCACGCTTACTCGAAGTTGAGGAAAGCAAGAGCATTACATGCGTCAAGCCGTCGGGAACTGTATCACAACTTGTCGATAGCGCTAGTGGTATTCACAGTCGCCATAGTGATTACTATATTAGGACTGTACGGATAGACAAGAAAGATGCTTTGTATGAGTTCTTAAAGCAAAAGGGTGTTAGTGTAGAAGATGAAGCATATAGGCCTGATAGCACAGCAGTGTTTAGCTTTCCTATTAAGTCTCCAAGAGGATCTGTTACTAGAGATGATAGGACTGCACTACAAGAGCTAGAGACATGGTTAACCTATCAACGCCATTGGTGTCATCATAAACCTTCTGTAACGATTAACGTTAGAGAGCATGAGTGGTTAGAGGTAGGTGCATGGGTATACAAACACTTTGATGAAATATCAGGGATTAGTTTCTTACCACACTCAGATCATAGTTATGTCCAAGCACCATATCAGGACGTAAGTAAGGAAGAGTTTAAGATAGCATTAGCAGCAACACCTCAGTTAATTGAATACTCTGAGCTTACAGAGGACGATGATAACACAGAGGGCAGTCAGACATTGGCTTGTGTAGGTAATAGCTGTGAAATCACCTAAAATATGATGCCGTACCTTAAATACACTTAACCCTTTGATTTTAAAGGGTTATTTGGGTGGTTAAAACACCCTGTGCTTATAGGGTAGTAGGAGAACAAACAATCAAGGATGACTTGCATAGCTCTCATCTGATATTTGTTATTTTTTTAATTAATATAAAGGAATAACTATGAAAAATACTTGGACAACTCCTCAGGCGACTGAGATGCGTTTTGGTTTTGAAGTAACTTGTTACATTATGAACCGATAAACAACCGTAACACAATCTAATCACTATGTGATGAAAAAACAGTCAAAGGATGCTGAATGAAATCCGGATGGAGCCTAGTCGGTTATAAAGCAGTCGCCGCAACTGGGCCCTCTTTAAATTTGGGAGAAAGCAATGTATAAAGACAAAGATGGCTATGTAATAGCACAACACAACAGAAAAGCATGGAGAGAACATAGATATGTATGGACTCAACACAATGGTGAAATACCAAAAGGCATGGAAATAGACCATATTAATGGTAAGCGTGATGACAATCGCATTGAGAACTTACAGATGTTAACAAAGAAACAAAACAATCAACGTTGGAGACGAGGTACAACTTACCTTAGCAAAAATAAAAGACAATGGGTTGCCGAGAGAGATGGTAAGTTTCTTGGTGGCTTCGTTACAAAGTGCAGAGCTATCATGGCCTGTAATCTAGCATACATATAAAATATCGGAGGGACTATCTTCCTTCTCCTGAGATAGTTTAAAACCCTCCACCTAATAGGACACACAATGGCAGCACCGGTAGGAAATAAAAATAGCAGTAAAAACAATAGAGCTTGGGGCAAGGTAGTAAAGAAACTTGCAATACAAGAGGACGCTAAACGACTACACAGTGTAGCAGAAGCATTATTCAGAAAAGCAGAAGACGGAGACATAGCTGCAATCAGAGAATTAGGGGACAGGATAGATGGAAAAGCAGAACAAACAATTAGTGGAGACTCAGACGCTCCAATCACAATCGTTGTCAAAACAGGTATCGACGAATGAGAACGAAGTTACGACTGGATATGCACCTAGAGAACCTCAAAAAAAGATACACAAAGCTGTCAAAGAAAACCGTTGGACAGTTGCAGTCGCACACAGAAGGATGGGTAAAACAGTTGCAGCAATTAACCAGCTCATACATTCAGCACTTAAATGTGAGAAGAAAAGTCCTCAGTTCGCATATATTGCGCCTACTTATGGTCAAGCAAAGCGTATCGCATGGAATTATCTTGTTGACTATACTCGCCCTCTTGGTGGCACTGCTAACGTAAGTGAATTACGTGTCGATTTTATGGGACGTCGTATTAGTCTGTATGGGGCTGATAATCCTGATTCCATTAGGGGTATATATCTTGACGGGGTGGTCATTGACGAAATTGGTGACGTACATCCTTCATTATTTACAGAAGTTATAAGACCAGCCTTATCTGATAGACTCGGATGGGCATTATTCATTGGAACTCCTAAGGGAGCGAATCATTTTAAAGAACTAAGAGATTTTGCAGATGATTCTTCTAACGATGGATGGACTCTAAGAGAGTTTAAAGCAAGTGAGACTGGCCTTATACCAGAAGCAGAACTAAAAGATGCCCGTAAAGCTATGGGCGACAACAAGTACCAACAAGAGTTTGAAGTATCCTTCGATAGTCCTATCGTTGGCTCTTATTATGGTGAGATACTTAAAGACATAACAAGTAAAAACCATATCCGAGATATCCCCACTGAAGCTGCAACACAGAAGTTTACGAGCTGGGATTTAGGCATTTCTGATAGCACATCCATATTCGTTTGCGAAACGATAGGAGGCGAGGTCAGAATCATGGACTTTTACGAGAACCATGGTCAAGCATTAGATCATTATATAGCTTGGCTCGATGAGAAGGGATATAGAGATTACATCCATATCCTTCCCCACGACGTACAGGTTAGAGAACTACAGACAGGCAAGAGCCGATATGAGTTCCTAACAGAAGCCGGTCTTAATATAGAGATAGCACAAAAGCATAGCGTTGAAGATGGTATCATGGCAGTAAGGAAGATGTTACCCAATACATGGTTTAATAAGGACACCACTAAGTTTGGTGTTGAATGTCTTAGAAACTACAGACGTGTGTTCAATGAGAAATTAAACGTATATCAAGAGAAACCGTTACACGATTGGTCAAGTCATGCTGCTGATTCATTCAGATACCTAGCGATAGGAATAGACACAGCCGGTAACAATAAGAGATCAGACTGGAACAAACCATACGAAAGTACATTCGATGGAGAGAGCTACAAGAATCAATATTTATAATTTGTGCAATAAAAACGCCAATTTCAACAACCCCATTCTATGCACCTCTCAGCCATGCAATATTGTCATATGAGAGCCTACAAGGCATTTAAATAAGTTCAGGCTAGGGTAGCCTAGGTAAAAACAAAACAGGAGAAAATATGCTTAATTGTATCAAATGGGTTAGCTCATTACTAATAATACTTAGTATGATATTAACCGCTAGTAACATATACCCACTTAATCTATTCATTGCAGTAATACCTACAATAGGATGGATCTACATATCATTTGTATGGAAGGATAAAGCATTAATTGCTATGAATTTCACTGCGCTTACAATCTATTTACTAGGCATCACTAACTATTTGCACCAATAAGGTGCATAATAAACAATAACTTAAGAGATGAAACAATAATATGAGCATTACTGAAGAAGAATTAAAATCATTACTCGACAATCACATAGATGATGCTAACAGTGCATACGAAGAAGTTGATGGCGACGTAAAGAAAGCAACAGAATACTACTTAGGTAAGCCATTCGGAAACGAAGTTAATGGTAAGTCATCAGTAGTCGAC